GCCACCGCCTTCGCCGCCCTGCGGCAGGTGAACGATGACCTGCGCCCGGTCCTGGATGACATCGGCGCGGAGCTGGAGAGCAGCACGCTCGAGCGCTTCGAGACCAATGTCGGGCCGGACGGCGTCGCCTGGCCGCAGTCGCTGCGGGCCCAGACGAGCGGCGGCCGCACCCTGGTCGAAAGCGGGACCCTGCGCGACAGCGTGAGCTACCGGGTCGATGGCAACCACGCCGTCGAGGTCGGGGCCGGGGGCGCGGCGGGCGCGTACGCGGCCATCCACCAACTCGGCGGCACGATCACCGCCAAGGGCCAGGCGCTGCGCTTCCAGCTCGCCACCGGGCAGTGGGTCACCCGCAAGTCGGTGCGGATCCCGGCGCGCCCGTACCTCGGCCTCTCAGCCGACGACCAGGTCGCGGTGCCGGAGATCGTCGTCGACCACTGGCGCCGCGCCCTCTACGCGGGGCTCGGCTGATGCAGGGCCTCTTCGACGCGATCGCCGCGCGCATCACCGCCAACTGCCCCTCGGTGCTGCAGGTCGCCACCGGCTCCAAGCCGGAGGAGATCGTCGAGATGTTCGCGCTCGGGCCGGACGTCACGGCCCTGGTGCACCCGATCTCGATCGTCGCCGCGCCGGTTCGCGAGGCCGGCATGATCGTTTCCCAGCAGGAGACCTGGCGCTTCGGCGTGACCATGGCCCTCGTGTTCCCGGGCGGCATGGCCCAGTTCGAAACCGCCACGGCCGAGATCAAGGCCACGCTGCGCGGCTGGTTGCTCGAGGACGCCTCCGAGCCGGTCCAGTTCGCCGCCCAGCGCACCCTCCAGTTCACCGCCGGCGAGGACGGTGGCCGCCAGCTCGAGCTGCTCGAGTTCAGCGTGCCGACCCTCGTCTCCTACGGGGTCCAGTCATGAGCCGCCGCGCCAGCCGCACCAACCGCCAAACCGGAGCCGCCAACGTGTCCGAGCAGGACGACAAGCCCACCCAGCCCGCCGCCGTGGCCGAAGGCCGCCGCACCTCGATCGATCCGGCCAGCGCGCAGGCGATCGCCGACGCCAGCCGCGCGTCGGGCTTCCCCCCGCCGCCGCAGGTCCAGGCTGTCCTGGAAGGCGCCGCGCCCTCGGCCGCCCCGGCCGCCACTGACCAGGAGGCCTGAGCGCCATGGATCTGCAGCTGCTGCTGTCCAAGAAGGAAGTCACCTACGGCGTCGACCCCGTCGCGCTCGCGGCCCAGTCGGTGCGCTGCGAGGAGGTCACGTTCGACCTGCAGGGCGAGCGCGTCACCCCGAACACCGCCAAGCCGGGCGTCGGGGCCGAGGCCGACCAGGTCTACGGCGAGCACGTGGCCTTCGGCTTCAAGGTGCCGCTGATCGGCTCCGGCGTCGCCGGCACCGCGCCGAAATGGGGGCCGATCATGAAGGCCTGCGGCTACACCGAGACGACCGTGGCGGCCACGTCCGTGACCTACGCTCCGATGGTCAACCCGCTACTGGCCGACTCGATCACCCACAAATGGCGCGATGGGAACAAGCGCGTCCACCTGATCAAGGGCTGGCGCGGCCGGGTCGGCTTCGAGCTGTCGGCCGGCAAGCGCCCGATGCTGGTGTTCATGGGCCGCGGCCTGCACAGCGATGTCACCGAGGCCGGCGCCGTGCTGGCCCAGGCCGACGCGGACTTCACCGGCTGGCTCGACAGCCTGGTGGTGGCGCAGGGCACCACGACCTTCGCCCTGGGCGGGGTCAATGGCCTGGGCATCCGCGAGTTCCAGCTCGACGCCTCCGACAACGTCAAGTTCGTCGACGTGCCCGAGCAGGAGAACGTGGAGCTGCGCGGCCCGCGCGAGCTCACCGGCTCCATCAAGACCACGGTCCCGCTGGCCTCGGTCTACAACTACGAAACCAAGTGGCGGACCGGGGCGGTGGAGACCATCGCCATGGTGCACGGCTCGGTGGCCGGCAAGATCGTCACGGTCAACGCCCGCGCCCAGCTGATCACGCCGAAGTACGCCCGCGAGAATGACCAGGACGTGGTCTCCGCGAACGTCAAGCTGGTGCCGGCCTCCCTCACCTCGGACGACGACATCTCGCTCGTCCTGACCTGATCCAGCGCGCGCAGCGCTGACGGCTCTCCTCCCCGGAGCGACGGGGGCGGCCCGACGGGAGAGTTCTTCGAAAGGCCGCCCCCTGGTTCTTCGGGGAGCCCCATGCGGGGTGAAGAGAGACATGAAGTTCGACTTCGCGACCCTCGCGACAGGGATCGAGCGCGACTGGCCGGTGCTGGTCGACGTGCCGCAGGACGGCGGCGGGACCATGGAGCAGGAGTTCTCAGTGCGGTTCCGGCTGGTGGACCAGGAGGAGCTCGAGGCGCAGGGCCCAGGGGTGAAGGGCCAGAAGGCCGCGCTGCGCCTGGTGATCGCCGGGCTCGGAGCGGACGAGGAACAGGCGTTCACGCCCGCGTTCCTGGAGCAGCTCCTCGCGCCGCCCTACATGCGCAACGCGCTGAACCTGGCCTACACGAAGTTCGCGCACGGGGTGGCGGCAAAAAACGCCTCGACGCCGCCCGCTTGATCGCGGTCGGCCCGAAGGACGAGCGGCGCGCCAGCCAGGCCCAGCTGGACCGCCTGGCCGAGGACATGCAGTGCTTCGGCGCCACCGAGGCGCAGATCGCCGCGGCCCTCGCCGAGCTGGCGCCACCGCGATCTGCGCCGGCGGCGTTCCGCGTGCACCCCGACAACCACACGGCCGTGCGGCTCTTCCTGGGCATGGCCACCCAGTGGAACGCCGTGGCGCTTTCGACCCTGGATCGCGCCGTCATCCGGCGCACCGGCCTTCGCTATGAAGTCCTGGACCTGGTGGCCCGCGGCCTGGGCCTGGCGGTGCGCCGCACCGACTTCTCGCACATCCAGGAGATGGAGGCCGAGGCGCTCACCGCCTGGGCGGAGGCTGCGGCATGAGCGGGGACCTCGTCGCCAAGCTGCGGCTCGAGGCCACCGGCGGCGCCCAGGCGTCGGCCGAGGTGGCCAAGGTCGAGCAGAGCTTGAAGACGGTGGCGCCGGCGGCCAACGAGGCTGCGGCCGGCGTGAACCGGGCCGGCGCGGCGAGCAGCGCGGCCAGCAGCCAACTCGGCGGCAACGTGGTAACGCTGAACCGCCATGCGGCAGCCAGCCGGCTGAGCGCGGCCGAGAGCCTGAACCTCTCGCGCCAGCTGACGGACGTGGCGGTCAGCGCCGCCGGCGGCATCAACCCGATGATGATCCTGATCCAGCAGGGTCCTCAGATCGCCGACGTCTTCGCCATGGCAGGCGCGCGCGGCGTCAGCTTCTCCCAGGCGCTCGGCGGCGTCGCTGGCCAGGCGCTTGGTCTGGTCGCCCGCGCCGGGCCTTTCGCCTTGCTTGCCGGCGCGGTCGGCCTCGTCGTCACGGGGTTCCTGAAGGGCGAAGCCGAGGCCGCCAGATTCCAGAACACGCTCACGGCGACCGGCAACGCCGCCGGCGTCACCGCCGGCCAGTACGAGGCCATGGCGCACCGGATCGCCAGCGCCACCGGCGAGAGCGTCTCCACCAGCAAGGCCGCGCTCACCCAGCTGATCGCGACCGGGCAGTTCTCGGCCAAGACCATTGAAGACCTGACTGTGGCGGCCGAGCGCTATGCCCAGCTCACCGGCCAGAGCACGCAGGAGATCCTGAAGGACTTCGCCGGCATGTCCGACGGCGTGGCGAAGTGGGGGGCCAAGCACGCCCAGACCTACCACGACCTCACGCTGGCGCAGCTTGAGTACGTCGACCAGCTGGAGAAGCAGGGCCGGCATGAGGCGGCGGCGGCCCAGCTCGCGGAGGATCTGCGACAGCACGTCGAGAAGCTGACCCCCGAATACGGCTACCTGGAGCAGGCGGTCCGTTCGGTCACCAACGCCGCCAGGGACATGTGGGACCAGCTGCTCGGCATCGGCCGCGGGAAGACGATCGACCAGCAGCTCGAGGATGCGCGCCGCGGCGTCCAGTACATCCAGAGCCCGGGCTTCCAGGCCAACCTTCCCGATGCCCAGTCGCAGGCGGACTTCAAGAGCGGCAAGGCTCTGCAGCGCGCTCAGCAGCGGGTGACCATCCTCGAGGCCGAGAAGGCCATGATGGAGGAGGCGGCCTCCAGCGATGCGCGGAACGCCCAGAAAGAAGCCGATGCGATCCGCAAGCGGTTCCTCACGCCCACAGGCGCCAAGGGCCCGCAGGACCAGTCGCAGCTGGCTATCGACGCCGCCACGAAGCAAGCGCTCACCGCCCAGCTGGCGCTGACTAGGGACATCGAACGCATCGCCGCGCTGAAGCGCCAGGAGGTCGCGATCGAGCTGAAGGCGGCCGAGGACCGCCTGGCCAAGCAACGCGCCGAGGGCTCGATCACGGCCGCGGCGCAGAAGGTGGCGCTGCAGAAGGTGCGCGAGGCCGCCGCGGCGCAGAACGTCCAGGTCGAGCAAGAGCGCCAGGCGGCGCTCGCCGAGCGCGACCTCACCCAGCGCCAGTCGATCGGCGGCTTCCTGGACCGCCAGGCCGCGGCCCAGGCGACCCTCGCGCGCACCACGGCGACGCAGAACGCGATCGAGCTGGAGGCGCTGCTGCGGCGTCAAGAACTCGACCGGGACCTCCTCGCCGAGCGCAACCGCCAGCAAGTGCAGGCCGGGGCGATCACCGCCGAGGACGCCAAGGCCCTGGCCTCGGCGCAGGCCGCGTCGCAGGCCGCGGAAGTCGAGGTCCAGATCCGGAAGGATCGGCAGCGGACTCTCGACGCGGCGGCGGTCAAGGAGCGCGAGGCGCTGGAGGGCCAGGCCGACATCCTCACCAGCCAGGCCGCCCTGGCGAAGTCCGGCTTCGCCCGCAACGTCATCGAGCTGCGGATCCTGGAGATCGAGCAGCAGCTGGAGCGCCAGAAGCTGGAGGAGGTGATCGCCTCCGCCACGGCGACGGAGGACGAGAAGGATCGCGCCCGGGCGCGCCTGGCGGTCCTGAAGCAGGTCCAGGCCAACGAGCTGAAGCAGGCCAAGGAAGGCACGCGCCTGATCGTGGCGGTGCAGGAGGCGGCCGACGCCGCCTACGGCTTCAAGAGCGCGTTCAAGCGGCACGACTGGGCCAGGGCCTTCGACAGCCTGGCCGCGACCATCGAGACGATCAAGGCGAGCTTCGCTAGTCAGGGCGCCCTTGGTGGCACACTGACGGCCGGCTCGGCCGTCGCGTCCCTGATCGGCGGCAAGACCGGCCGGGTGGCCGGCACGGCGCTCGGCATCGCGGGATCGGGCGCACTTCTCGGCAGCACGCTGACCGGCGCGTCTCTGGGCTCGGTTGGCCTCGTCACCGGCCTGACCGGCAGCGCGGCGCTGGGCGGCGCCGTCGGCGCGGGGCTGGCCACCCTGGGGGCCGTCGCGGGGCCGATCGCGTTGGCGGCCGCCGCGATCTACGCCGCCGTGAAGATCTTCAACATCGGGGGCAAGCCGACCAACGCCGGCGCTGGGTTCGACCTTCGCACCGGCCAGCTCAGCGGCGACAAGCGCA